ATTTGGTTGCACATTGGTCCCGCTATGCAATTACGAAGATTGCAGTTCATGGTTCGTTCATCTCACTTACACGCGACTAGGTTTGCCGAATTTTTGTACTTTAATAAGGAAGCAACTCTCAAGGAATATGGGCCTGAGGGTGATGACTATCATATTTATGTGAGGTTCTACGATGACGAATGTAATTAAAAAGATTTTTGGTAAGCCCAAAATGCCCGATACATCTGCCCAGGACAAAGCCCAGGTTGAAGCCATGCAGAAGCAGACTGAAATCCTGAACAAACAGGAAGCCAGGCTTGAGGAAGAAGAAAAAACCGCAAAATCAAGAATGGCGGCTAGGTCCACATCCAGGCGCAAGGGCCGTGGCGGTTATCGGTTGTTGTTGTCAAGCAGTAGGGCTAACGCTCAGACGGGCATCAAAGGCTCAGGCTCAACGCTAGGGGGGTAATATGGCGCAGAAAAAAGAAGTTTGGGATAAAAAACGCCCTAAGGGTTTGGGCAAGCCTCAATCTTTAAGCACTAAGCAAAAGAAATCGGCTATGGCTGCGGCCCGTAGGGGTGGGCGTCCATATCCAAATCTCGTTGATAACATGAGGGCTGCTAGGTCCAAGAAAGGCTAAATCATGCAAGGCAAGAAAAAAGGCAAAGGTGGTCGGGGTTACTAGATGACCCTTAAAAGGCACCAAAACCCGAAAGGCGGGTTGAACGCTGCGGGTCGTGCCCACTTCAATAGGACTACGGGCTCAAAGCTAAAGGCCCCTGTTAAGTCAGGTGATAACCCGAGACGGGCTTCATTCCTGGCGCGAATGGCTGGTAACTCTGGCCCCGAGCGTGACAGTAAAGGAGAGCCGACCAGGTTGTTGCTCTCTTTGCAAGCCTGGGGCGCATCATCGAAATCTGACGCGAGAAGTAAAAGCGCGGCAATATCTAAGAGGCTGAAAAATGGCAAAAATCGATCCGCGTGAAATAATGAAACGGGCTGATAGAGCCGATTCTCGAAAAGACCAATGGCGCACTATTTATGAGGAGTGCTATGAGTTTGCCTTGCCTCAGCGCAATTTGTATTCCGGTCATTATGAGGGCAAGACGCCTGGGCAAAACAAAATGATGCGAGTGTTTGACGCTACAGCCATTAACTCAACCCAGCGGTTTGCTAACCGTATTCAATCAGCCCTCTTCCCGCCTTACCGTTCTTGGTGCAAGTTGCATCCAGGGAATGATGTGCCCGAGGATCGTCAAGAAGAGATAGGCCAAGCGTTAGACATATACACCGACAAGATGTTTGACGTTATCCGGCAAACCAATTTCGACCTGGCAATGTCTGAGTTTCTCTTGGATTTATGTGTCGGAACAGCCGTGATGCTGGTCCAGCCAGGCGATGATGATGCCCCTGTTCGATTTACCGCAGTTCCTCAATACCTGGTTAGCCTGGAAGAAGGACCGCATGGGGTTGTCGATAACGTCTATCGTAGGCTGAGAACCAGGATCGATGTAATAGAACGCCAATGGCCTGATGCAAAACTGCCTGACGATCTGATTAAGAAAGCCCAGGACAAGCCAGAAGAAGAGATCGAATTGCTTGAGGCTACTGTTTGGTCTGAGTCTATGCAGACTTATTGCTATCACTTAATCTATTCCAAGGATAAAAAGCACGTTGGCGCGGTGGAATTAGTCTATCGCACAATGAAGGTTAGCCCCTGGATTGTTGCCAGGTATATGAAAGTATCGGGCGAAGTCTATGGCCGTGGGCCCCTGGTAAGCGCAATACCTGACATAAAAACGCTGAACAAGGTCAAAGAACTGGTGCTTAAAAACGCATCGATAGCGGTTGCTGGCGTTTATACTGCGGCTGATGATGGTGTTCTTAACCCAGCTAATATTGCCATTACGCCTGGTGCTATTATCCCTGTTGCCAGAAATGGTGGCCCCCAGGGCGAAAGTCTGAAGGCATTGAAATCTGCGGCTGATTTTAACGTAGGCCAGCTAGTCATTAACGACCTGGTTATGGCGATTAAGAAAATGCTCCTGGATGATACGTTGCCAATCGATACGCAATCAGCCAGGTCTGCCACAGAAATCGTGGAAAGGATGAAGGAGCTATCTTCCAACATGGGCGCGGCTTATGGGCGTCTGATAACAGAATGTATGATGCCCCTGGTCAATCGGATCTTATACGTTATGGATGAGAAGAATTTGATTGATATGCCGCTCAAAGCAGATGGCAAGGTTGTTAGGGTTATTCCCGTTTCACCACTGGCCCAGGCTCAGAATATGGATGATTTGCAGAATGTCTTGCAATTTACCCAGATCGTCCAGGGCGTTGGTCCTATGGGCCAGGTCGCAATCAACCAGGATGCAATGCTTGATTACATTGTGGATAAGATGGGCATCCCCCGCTCAGTGATAAATAACGAGGAAACCCGCGAGGCAATCATTGAGCAAATGCAGCAACAGATGAGCCAAATGCAAGGACAACAAGCTAGTGAATGACATTGAAGAAATGGATAAAACCTTTGTGCGTTGCTTCTCCACAAAGGATGGCCAGGCTGTCTTGGAATATTTACGCAATACAACCATAGAGCAAGCCACCTGGTTTCCAGGGGATGACCCCTCTCATGGCTTTCACCGTGAGGGGCAAAACTCCCTGGTTAGAGACATTGAGAAGCGCATCAAAAGAGGTAGAGAAACATGAACGAAGAAAATCTGGCCGAGAGCGATAACTCTGTTGAGGAGCCGCAGACCGATAACCAAGATCAACTTTTAAGTCTAAAAGCTGAGGCAGAAGAGACAACTGAACCAGAAGCAATGCCTCACCTGGCAAGAGAAGAGCCCCAGGAAGAGCCTGTTGAGTGGGGTGATCGTCCTGATTGGATGCCGGAATCACATTGGTCCCCAGAAGATGGGCCAGATATTGAGGGCATGGCAACAGAACTAGCTACTGTTAATAAAGATTATAAGGAACTGCGGACCAAAATGAGCCAGGGGTTACACAAAGCCCCTAAGGACGGGAATTATGAAAGCACTGTACTGGCCGAAGCTGGGGTTGCAGAAGATGACCCTCTACTTAGTGGATTTATTGAAGTGGCTAAAGAACATGGCCTTTCTCAAGATGCGTTTAATGCGGTTTCAGACCTTGTTCTGGCTGTTGTTGGAGAGGTGGAAGAGGACGCTAAAACAACTGTGGCACAAGAGCAAGCAAAGCTGGGTCGCAATGCGGAAAAGATTATCAAAGAGACGGATCAATGGCTTATGAAACTTGGCCCTGGTAAGAACAATTCTGGGGTTTTGGATCAGAGTGAAATGGAAGCCCTGGCAAACGCAAGCACCAATGGCCACTTCATCTCTGCCATGAACAAGATACGTCAATCCTACAATGAACAGCCTATGCCTGGGATTGATGTGATGGAAGGCCAGGCAATCACTAGGCAAGAACTGGACTCTATGGTTGCTGATCCGCGTTATGGGGTCGATATGGCCTTCACATCTGACGTTGAGCAAAAAGTAATGCAAGCCTACGGAGAAGCATAGGGCGTTACTACAATAGCCAAATGATACGGTTGTTGGTTGTAAGGATATATTTCTAAGGGTATATTCTTATCGACTGACAACCGTTTTTTAATGGCCAGTTCACGGCATCTATCGGCCCAACAGGACAACCGTTTGCAGTGTTTAACCTTAAATTTAATCTAGCAAAGGAGAAAGCAAATGGCCGTTGATGTTTCAAACGCATTTGTGACCCTTTTTGACAGTGAGGTAAAGCAAGCATACCAGGGGCAACGTGCCCTTGCTGGGCTGACCCGTGAGCGTTCTGTCGAGGGTTCTATCGTAAAATTTCCGACTATCGGAAAAGGCACTGCATCTATTCGTGTGCCTCAAACTGACGTAACACCAATGTCTGTATCCTATAGTTCTGTGCAAGCGACGATGCAGGATTTCATTGCCGCAGAATACAGTGACATCTTTAACCAGGCTAAAATCAATTTCCAAGACCGCGCAGAATTGGTCCAGGTAGTTGGTGGCGCGATTGGTCGAAGAATGGACCAGGTTGTGCTTGATGCACTAACTGCGGCATCTGGCACCTTAACTGTGGCCAATAGCATAGGTGGTTCAAACACAAATCTTAATGTTGCAAAATTACGCGATATTAAGAAGCAAATGGACGCCAAGAATGTTCCGGCTCAAGGCCGCTGTATTATCGCTCATGCAAATAACATGGACGCACTTTTGTCTGAAACTTCAGTCACAAGTTCTGATTTCAACAGCGTGAAAGCCTTGGTCACGGGCCAGGTCGCGGACAACACTTTTCTGGGATTCCGGTTCGTACAACTCGGAGACAGAGACGAAGGTGGGCTTGCAATCGATGGTTCGAGTGATCGTACTATTTTTGCTTTCCATAAAGACGCGATGGGGCTTGGCGTCAACATGGCTGAAAAAACCAAAGTGGATTACATCCCCGAGAAAACATCATTCTTGATTGCCTCAATGTTTTCCGCTGGTGCAGTCGCGGTTGATCCCGAGGGCATCGCAAAAATCACTTGCCGCGAATAGGAGACTGAAACATGGCATATTCTTCAACTGGACTACAGCCTATTGGCGGTCAAGGCAAAGCTGGAACTGCACCTCAAATGTGGAGTTACACAAGTGCGGACGCTATCGCTGCTGTTAATACATCTGGATACTTCAACGCTGCGGCTGATTTGCTCAAAGTTGGTGATCTGATGTATGTCCGCGATTCAGCCACACCAACAGCATCGCTTGTCATAGTGCTTTCAAACGCTTCTGGCGTTGTGGATGTGAGTGATGGCACCGCTATTAGTGTAGCTAACGCTGACTAAAAATCCTCCCTGGGGCAACTCTTTAAGAGCGGGGTTGTCCCATAAACTAAAGGAGAGGCGGCATGGCTTCTGGTGACACCAAACTATCAATTTGCAGCGATAGCTTGATAATGCTTGGGGCAAAGCCCCTCTCCTCCTTTTCTGAGGGCACTGATGCAGCGCAAATCTGCGACCGCCTTTATGATGATATTCGGGATAGCACCCTGGGGATGTACCCCTGGACCTTTTCTTATAAGAAAACCACATTGGCTCGAACTACGAACACCCCTCTTAATGAGTTCCTTTATGAATACCAACTGCCAGGTGATCGGCTTAATAATGTAAGGGCCGTGTTCAACTCTGCAACTTCAGCCTCAAAATCTATTGCCTATGGCTGGGAAATCTTGGGCGATAAGCTGTTAAGCAGCGAGACTGAAATCCATGTAGATTATCAGTATGCAACGCCTGAGGGCGAAATGCCGACATATTTTGTGCAGCTACTAAAATATCAAATGGCCTGGAACATTGCCGAGACGGTAACAGACCAGATAACTAAAGCTGAATATTTTAAGAATATTGCAGTTGGCTCCCCGAGTGAAAACATGAGGGGCGGGTTTTTTAGGGTTGCTGCAACCACAGACAGCCAAAACAGACAGATAGAGGCGATTGAGGACTACAGCTTGATCTCAGTGCGCGGATGAGCCGCATTGTTCAACTACAAACGAATTTTGCGGTTGGTGAGATTGATCCGCTACTTAGAGCCAGAATTGATCTGAAGCAATATTATAACGCATTGCAAACTGCTAGAAATGTGGTCATTCAGCCCCAGGGCGGTGCCAAGCGCAGAGAAGGTTTGCGGTACATTACAAGCCTGGATAGTGGCGCGGCTAATGGTGTAAGGCTCATACCGTTTGAGTTTAACTCTGATGACAGTTATATGTTCGCCATCACTCCAGGCAAACTATACGTTTTTCGAGATGGTGCGTTAATTACTAATATTAATTCATCTGGCAATAATTACCTGGCAATCTCTGAAATTACTGCGGCTATGTTGCCTCAGCTAAAGTTCGCGCAATCGGCTGACACAATTATTTTTGTGCATGAGGACCTAGAGCCACTTCAACTTGTGCGCGGCGCAAACAACGCATCCTGGACAAAAAGCAATGTGTCTTTTACCGAAAGGCCCTATTACGCTTATACGCTTTCGACCAGTAACCCAGGTGCCCAAATTACACCAAATGCAACTTCTGGCAATATTAAGATAACTGCTAACGCTGGTGTTTTTAGCAGTGGTAATGTCCATCAATATATTAACATAACATCAAGTTTTGGTCGGCTACGAATTGTCGAGTTTGTATCTTCAACGGTTGTAAAGACGGTTGCCGAAACGCCGTTATTTAACACTGACGCCATTGCTTCTGGTGGTTGGCAGCTAGAAGCGGGGCATGAGTTGGCCTGGTCAAACACAAGAGGCTGGCCAAAAGCAATTACTTTCCATGAGGGTCGGCTTTGGTTGGCTGGCGCAAAGTCACTGCCTTCAACGGTATGGGCATCTAGGGTTAACGACTTTTTTAATTTTGATAAGGGTGAAGGTTTAGATGATGCGGGGCTCGAAGCTACGCTATCAACATCAACTCTTAACTCTGTAACAGCTATTTTCTCAGGCCGTGATCTACAGATTTTTACAACAGGCGGTGAGTTCTATGTGCCCCAGGGCCTACAAGAGCCAATCACACCCGCAAATTTCATTGTTAAGATTGCAACCAGAAACGGCTCGAAAGCAGATGTGCCGATTGTTGGCGTTGATAGCGGGACCTTGTTTATTCAACGCAAAGGCAAATCGCTGAATGAGTTAGCGTTTACCGACTCCGAATTAGCCTACAATACAAACAATGTTTCTATGCTCTCCGGTCATCTGTTTAAGTCTCCGGTTGATATGGCGATAAGACGGGCAACATCAACAGATGAGTCAGACAGGCTTATGATTGTTAATTCAACTGATGGTTCGTTGCTTGTGTTCTCGTTGCTGCGTAGTCAGGAAGTGACAGCCCCAGCCGAGTTTACAACAGATGGTGACTTTAAGGCCGTAGGCGTTGATATTGATACGATTTACACAATTGTCAAACGCACAGTAAATAATGCCGCACAGTATTTTGTTGAATATTTTGATAACACTTTAACGCTTGATAGTGCCGTTTCTGCAAGTGCAGTGGCAGCAAATGCTACGGTGGCACACCTAGACACTAAAACAGTCAAAGTAATCTTAGATGGGATCGTGCAACCGGACGAAACCGTATCAAGTAACGTGGTTACTTTTGATCGTAATTCAGCAACCACCTGGCAAGTCGGCCTAAATTATGAGGTTGAAATCAAAACCATGCCTGTCGAGCCACAAATCCAATCTGGCTCATTGCGCGGTTTTAAGAAACGTATCCTGGAAGTAAATGCCGAGGTGTTTGAAACCCAGGCTTTGACAATCAATGGCGAGTTGGTTTCGTTTCGCCAGTTTGGTCAAAACAATCTGGATGCAGCGGTCACTCCTTTTACTGGCATCAAAACCATTGGGCCCCTGCTTGGGTTTGATAAGGAAGGTGCCATAACCCTTAAACAAACAGTCCCGTTGGCTATGACAGTTTTAGCTTTAGATTTTAAGATTTCGGTAGGTCAATAATGGAATATGTAGCAGTAGCAATGGCCGGAATCTCAGGCATACAGTCCATTCAAATGGGCAAAGCCAAGGGTCAACTTTATCAAATGCAAGCCCGTCAAGCTACGCTCCAGGCTAAAAGCGATATGCTTAAAAACAGGGCCGAAACGCTTAATCATAAAAAGCAGGGTATTGAGATTTTAGAAAATGTTGTGCGTGGAATGGCTGCAATCAATGCCAGGGCTGCGGCTGGTGGGATTGATGCCTTCTCTGGGTCAGTTGCAAACTACGCTGAAACTCAAGCTAAAAAGGGCACAGTTGATTTCTTTGCCTCAACAGAAAATCAGCAATTACTCCAGGCACAAGGTCAGATTATTGAGGCTGTTGGGGCTATCCAGGCAGCGCAATATACGGGCGCGGCTACCCTGGCAAAACGCCAAGGTTGGATAAACGGTGTGCAGTCATTTATGAAGGCTGGTCAAATGGGCCAATCGTCAGGGATGTTTGGCGGCTCTGGTGGTGGTGGCGGCTCTTACCTTACTAATGCTGATGATGTACCAGGTGCAGGGGGTGGTTACTAATGGCTGAATTATTCCCAAGATATTCCGGCAACAGAGTTAGCACAGTTGGCCCCAGGGCGGGGCGTCAGATTGATTTTGCGGCTGGGCGTGAGGCTGTTAATACTGCGGACGCTACTGCTAGGGCAATGAACTCAATTAGCGATTTTGCATTTGGCCAGGCAAAACAAAGATTAACTCTCGAAGGCCAGGCTCAGGGTGCGGCTAATCCAACGGGCACTTTGCAGGGTTTAGAAAATCGTGACCCTTCTTCACTTAACATTAAAGAAGCTGCGGCATTTACCACGGCAGTCAAGGGTATATCCGCAGAAGTTCAAGTAAAAGCTAAAGCTGAGATGGGTAAGGTTTATCTGCAATCCATCCAGGATAACGACACGCCTGAGGTTCTAGGTGAAAAGCTGGACATGGTAAACATGGGCTTTTCTGACTCACTTGCTTTGATGGACCCAGGCACCGCCCAGGCTATGGCATTAAAGCTGGATGATTACCGCAACTCACAGTTTCTAAATTATTCAGAAAAATACATAAAGGAAGAGCGCAAGAAAAACAGGGCTGAGGGCGCACTAGCTTTAGATGATATGGCTAAAAGCCTGGAAGATCAGGCCAGGGCTCCAACCGCAGATGTTGATAAAGATATAAAAGATGAGCTTGATACCATTGCGTCTTTCCTAGGCACAAAAGGTTATCAGCCAGAAGAAATAGCCCGAGAAGTCATCTCTTTAAAAAAACGAGCCTACATCGCAAAAGCCCGTGGCGGCTTTGACCGTATGGCAACGCCAGAAGCCCAGTTACAATATGCGGATGATTTTGAGGCTTCTATTGGAAAGCGCAACGGCCTGGCGGCAAACCTAGATGATAATACCGCGCAAACCCTGGTAAATAATTTTAGGACAAGAGCCAAGGCTGAAAAAAAGGCTTTGAATGGTGAGATTAGCAATCTTGCAGCCGATATAAAGTCTGAGGTTGGGACCGTTGTGACCGCTGGGGCTGTTCCGGCTGGTGGCGTTATCAATAAGTTAAAGGCAAGAATTGAGACAATAGAAGAAGGCGGTGGCGATAAAACCAAGATTGCTGAATTAAAAGATGCGCTCACAACGGCTGAGGGTCACATCGCATATTTCCGAGACATTCAAACATTCTCAACTGATGACCTGATTGCTGAGAAAACCAGGCTCGAACAAACCAAGGATGAAGGTGCAACTCCTGGTGACATTCTACGGCTCAAGGTTATTAGTGCCAGGCTACGTCCGGAATTAGCTGCGGCTAAGGCACAAAACGCCGCCTGGGTAAAAACTGGAACAGCCATCAGCAAAAGCATCGATAAGTTAGAAAAAGTGGTCGAGGACTTCTCACCGCTAAGAGATGAAGATTTGCAAGCGACTGAAACAGCCATATTAAAACTTTCTGGAGATGGTGCGCCTAGTGCCCTGGTTGACTCACTAAACGCTGAACTAGCAAATCTTAGAAATATTCAAACGATTTACAACGACATTGCTGATGATAGCACCCTCACCCTGGAAGCTAAACGAGACAAGCTTAAAGACCAGGCCCGTGAAAGCGGTGTGTCACCTGAGCAAAATGATTTGATTAAAGACCTGGATACCAGGATTAACGCTCAAAATGCAGCCCTTAAAAACGATGCCCTGGAGTGGGCTAACGAGGCGGGCGTTGTAGATATTCAGACTGACTTGATGAGTGTTTTGTTTAACCCTGCGTCTACCCCAGAAGCTATTGCATCTGCGATTGAGGTTCGTAGTCAAAACGCTGACAAGGTTGCGGCGCACTACGGAATACCCAAGCAAATACTGACGCAGGCAGAAGCGGATGCAATATCAACAGGATTAACTGAACAGCCCATAGAGTTGCAAGCTGGTCTGTTACAAACATTGGTTTCAGCGTTTGGCGAGGATTCAATTAAGGTCCTGAGGCAAACCAGCAAAAACGCCCCTGTCTTGGCACACATTGGCGGCATGATGGTTAATGGCACTGATACCTCAATCATCGCCAACATTATGAAGGGTCGGCTTCTGGCGTCACAAAGGCCAGACAATGCAAGTGGTGAAATGGTTGATGTTCGTGAGCAACGAGCGGGAATGATCTCTGGCATGACAGGATCGGAGTCAACAATCAAAGCAGTAGGCAGAATAAAGCAAATTGCTGATTTCATATATTTGGCAACCCGAGGTGAAGGCGGCACCTATGAGAATGCGCTGCAAGACGCGGCTGGTAGGAGAATGGTTGGGGGTGAGGCTTATGGTGGGTTGGTAAGTTACAAATCTAAAGGCATCACAACAAACCTCTTATTACCCCCAAATATACGCCA